GAACGCTCTTGGTTCTCTAACAATACAGATGTAACTGCACGCTTGTAGGAATCCTTGATCTCTGGAAGATCAGGGTGCTCTAAAATGGCTTGCCATTTTTGTTGTAGGTTTTCAGATAAAAACATTTTTTTCTCCTTGAGGGATAACGTAAAAATTACGCTCTTTTGATTGTTCTTGAAAGCGCTTGCGCGTATGCGTTGACCACATTGTCACCTGAAGTAATTTCAGGGGCAACGCCTGTGTCTTCGATTAAAGTTTGTTGAACTTGTGAAGTCTGTTTAGATTCATTTACTTGTTTCTTAGGGAAATAATTTTCCTTAATAACAGCAACTTTCTCTCTATATAGATCTTCATTCTCAAAATCAACACCCTCTAAAAGCTTACCCAATTTAGCTGCTTCTGTATCAGCTAGATCTTTGGACAGTTCTTCGACAACTGCAATTCGCTTTAAAGAAGTGACTTCTTTGTTAAGGTCTACATTGTGACCAATAGCTTCGTCTAGTTTTGCTTCTAGTTCTTCTGCCTTGGCTTGTAGTTCACCGATTACATCATATTTTTCTTCGGGTACTTCAATGTAGTGTTCTTTGAATAATACCTTTAGTCCTGCCATGAAGTCTTCCGCAATCTCTGTGCGAAGACCATTCTCAATGGCTAATTCATTATCTTTAATGTAGTTTTCAACCACATAGTTTAGATACGAATCAATTTTCTCAACAATACCTTCTTTGTAGTCAGCTACATCAGCTGCATACTTCTCTTCTAGAGAAGAAGTTACTTTGTCCATTTCCGCATTAACGCGAGCAATAACTGCTGCTTCGAAAATAGATGTTGCCTTCTCTTTAAATTCTTCTGAAAGATCATCGCCAAAGATTGGAGATAGATCAATTGCGGCAGGGGTTGCTACAACTTCATCTTCAGATACAACTTCTTTATCGTCGGCAGTCTCATCTTCTTCGCGCATTCCTGCAGAAGTAGATTGACCAACAACAGAAGTAGGATCTGCCTTAGTAGTGAAATTAGGAGCTGCGCCAGGACCAGACTGTGTTAATGTATTTTTCTTAACATTACCAGAAACTTTGGCACCTTGATTCTCTTCCTTCTCATCACGTACTTCGTAAGAAGCGTCTTGTGAGTCGCCCTGTTTTGGGTTCGTTGCGTCGCCGCTATTCGCTGGCTTGATAGTGCTGTCTTTGTTGACGCCGGTTGCGCCCATCATATCAGCCTCTTCAAGACTTGCTTTAGCATCTACGCGCCCTAGCAATTCTTTAATTTTGCTTTCTACTGACATTAGTGTCTCCTAAATGGATTGTTCTTAATTATTTATAAGTTTGGTTATCTAGATAATCTAGATATAAACTCTTCAAACATCTTTAATTTTGTCTCTTCGAGATTAGCTTTAGATGCCTTCTTTAATGTTTGTTGCGCTCGTTCGACGTCAATCGCTTTCCAAACTCCGTTTTCGCAAATCCATTCTGCAGACTCATAAATGCCTTGAACAAAGGCCTCATGTGCTGACGGATCCGCGACAATATCTACAGTCGCAAGATGAAAATCATCCTGTACTTCATTAACACCCTCTTTATTGAGTTTTAATGATCCTAACCCTCTAGATGAAACTCCAAGCATTATCTCGTTCTCAATTAAATTGCGAGCAATGTTACCCATTGGTGTTTCTAAAATCTTTGCTTTACCAATTACATTTTTGCCCTCAAATCGAAGGCTCGTAATTAGGTGAGATACTTTATCCAAATTAAGTGTTGGGTTAGCAGGATGTCCTAGCTCGCCCAAAGAACGTTTCTCATCAATTAATTTTTGATATCGTGCAACTTCTTTTTCCATGACAGCCATAGGATACATTCTACCATTTCTGTTAGATTGGTCTGCCTGCATAAAAATGCCTTCGATGAAAACATTCTTGCCGCCTGATTTTTTGTCTTCGACAAGATACGTTAGGTCTTGTGCAACTTCTGTAATTAAACGCATTTTTATCTACCTATTATACTTTAGTTTGTTGATCAGGTTCGCGATATCCATTATTCTTAGTAACAGTTAAATACAATGTTCCGCCAACAGGTGGCATTACAATATGTATATTTGAACTAGCATTTGCATTATCGGCAAACCCAAACATTTGTGTTAACGACCAATTGTCATTGCCAAATAACATTAAGGTATTTGCAGCTGCAGTATGTGGTCTTTTAATAACAATAGGAGATGCAACTGAATCGGTTGCAGACCAAACCATGCCTGTAATTGTAACATTTGTATTAGCGTAACCTAAAAAAGTTTCATCCGCTAATTTAAGATCAACATCCAAGTCAACGTTAGCTTGCCCGTCGCCAACAAATTTAACAACTGCTTGTTGTCTAACCTTTTTAAGTACCGTTTTTGTGACAGCCATTTGTGCCTCTTAAAAGTTTCTAGATGCGGCAGACGCTAATCTTGCAGCAAAATTTTGTTTACCAATAGCTTTAGTTACTCCACCGATTGCTTTAATGCTTTTAGGTACACCTTTTTTGGTGTTGCCGCGCTTTGAAGCAACTTTAGGATCCGCAACTTTATCTACGTACGATTGATACGTAGATGATTTTAATTCGTCAATTTGTTTTTCGTCATCTTGTTCAACGCTGTCACCCATGTAACGACCTTTTTCATATCCTCTGCTATTAGGATCTGCTTTAGGAGCAGGTGTACTTGCAGGTTTTGGATATTGTTTTGCGTGGGCTGTTTTAATGCCTTTATCTAATTTTTCTTTTTTAGCTATCGAAGATGCGTCGGTATTATTTCGTATGCTATCAAATTTCTTATGACCAGCTACTTTATAATTTTGTAAAGCGCCAGGAGATAATTCGTTCAATGCAGCTTCATCGATTTCACTTGACATATAGTTTGAAACTGTTGAAATATAATCTTCTGCGAGAGTAATTTTTGATTGTACCCACTCAGGAAGATTATCGTTGTCTTTTAGCATATCATGTACTCTTTGAGCATTCATAATAATACTTTGTAATTGACCACGAGCCATATCGCCTTCGTAATCATATTCTGTTTTTTCTTTGGCTTCTTTAACTTCTGAAGCATGGTGCTTTGATAACTCAAATGTAAATTTACCAGCTTGTACTGGCATACCAGTATGAATAGCTTGGTGTTTAACATCTGTACCATGAATAGCATTGGCAACAGATAAATTAGCATGAGTATGAATATGTCCCTCGGAGTCTCTTGTAACTACCAAAGGATCTTCGTGTGTTGTCTTCACTTCTTCGTTAACTTTCTTTGCGCCATACGATGCACCGAGTGCCATTCTAATACGCTCTTTCTTAGATTTTCCTGCGAACTTTGGATTATCTGAATGCACGAAATCGTGGATCCATTTGCCCGTAGGATCAGACGACTTGAGTTTTTCCTCTAGTGTCTCATCTCTAAGATTGTTAAACTTCTTCATTTTCTTCTTCTTTTTCTTGTCCGATTGAAGCTGCTATTTCTTGTTTCTTTGCATCTAATGCAGAGGATAGTTTAAATCCCATTGCTGCATTAAATTGATTAACTGCATCGTTTGAACGATCAGCTAAAATATCATCTACCATATTTTTAAGCGTTGCTGTAGTTTCCATAATTTTCCTTACTGTTGATTATTTATAGCATCTAAAGGTTGCCCGTCAGCGCCTAATGTAGGTGAAGGTTCAGAATCAATCTGTTCTTCCATCTGCGCAATTTCTTCATCTGTCATTCTTAATACAGTTCGCATTATATATTGTTTACTAAAATAAGTACCAACATATGGTTGCATTTGATTAATAATATCTACTCGGTTACGAAGATTCTCAGAATCTTTCATTTCCTCAAAATATTGATCTTGTGCAAATTTATATTGTATCTTTTCTTTAATCTCATCCCAATCTTTGTCGGTTATAACACCTGTTAAGATTAGCTGTGTTTTAAGAATATCATTAAATAGTTCACTAAACTTCTTACGCAGTCTGCCAACAAATTTAGCAAACTTTAATTCATCTCTAGTAATCTCTGTTGCTCTACCAAATGAAATGCCTTGTTGAGGTTGCATTCTTGATAAAGGAACATTTAATGCCTGATATAATTTATTCTGAAAATAAGTAATATCATCAATTTGACCTAAGTTCTCACCACCTGGCAATGTAGTAATTTCAGTACCTCTGCCACCTTCTCTACGAGGTAACCAAAAGTCTTCCAACATTGACATAAATTTACGATCATCTCTGATTTCGCCTGTTGCAGAATCATACACAATCTTGTTTCTATAGCGAGCCATAATATCTTTTAAATATTGCTCAGCTTTCAATTTAGGTAAATTGCCTACATCAATATAAAATATTCTTCTTTCTGGAGCACGAGCAAGTCTATAAATGACTAACGCGTCTTCCATCATCTTAAGTTGATTAACTGGCTTAATAGCCTTATGTAAGTAACTTAAGACTACATTTTGTTCTGAATCATTTAATCCAGAAGGAACATATGATATAGAATCTAAAGCAACTTTTAATCCCTGGTTTGTACCTGAGACAGAAGTTTGATAATTAGGATTATAGTTAATCCCTTTTTCGCTATAGATAAAATATTCTTCAATTGACTTAATTAAATCAACACCCGTTTTTTGATCCTTGTCCTTTTTAACTTCTCGGACTTTACGAATCTTTCTTGGGTCAATTTTTCTTAATTCTAAGATTCCCTTTTTAGGAGTCTTAGTATCAATAATCTTTTGATAATATATTCTTCCGTCAACATACCATGCACGAAAGATATCAAACCCCTTCATATTAAAATCTAGCAATCGAACAACAGTGTTAAACTGTTCCTTAATTGCCGATTTAATATTATCAGGTAAATCTAATCCATCAATATTAATTTGTACTGCAGCTTCATCTTCAACTGCTGCAATTGCTTCAGTAACAATTTCATCAATTGCGCTGGAACAATCTGCATACATAGATGCTTCTCTGTATCGAGTAATTAACTCAGATTCAGATTTTGCAGTTGCATCCATATTAAGGTAAGTGCCAAAATAGCCACCACCTTGTACGGTTGCTGTCCCATCGTCAGTAACAGGCGGCACGAAAGATTGATTCCGCGCCACCTTGTTAATATCATTTACATCATCACGGCTAATTGTATAGCCAAACAAATTAATTGCCATTATTTAAATTCCAAAAATTAGATAACTAAACCACCAGGAATAATCCCAGGTAATATTGTAGAAGTAGCCACACTGTCAGCTGCTCTCAAACCATACTCAAAATGTTGGTATTGGAAAGAAACTGTAAATGTAGATAATTGATCATTTGCGCTAAAGTCTAATCCAACAGGAGAAATATCTACTGGGAAGGCGCCTAACAATTTATATGCTCTTAAAGTTTCGCCATTTCTATCTAATTGCATAATATCAATAGATGACATATAAGCAATTGGATTAGTATATCCTACTTTTTGTCCCATGTTCTCAATTCCATTCATCCACTCTTCTATACCATTTCTTAGTTTAAAATCTGTGTCGTTTAAAATTGTACATTGGAAAGGTGCGAACACTTTATCGCCAGCTAGTTTAACTTCCCTGCCTCTATAAAATACCGGTGTGGTACCTATGGTCTGGCCTGGAAGTTCTGCTACTGTAACTAAGAAACTACTAGATTCTAATAGTTGTCTGTCGTTTTGAACATATGAAGGGAAGCCAATTCTAACCTGGAATTGATTAGGACGAGCTCCGCCGTTCTTAAGTTGCGTTTTGAATTGATCTATTCTAAAATTGCTTGCCATTTATTTTCTCCGGTATTAAGCGCCGACTTCTTCAAAAGAAATACTTGATCTTGTGGCAACAAATGTCAATGTTATAAAGTTAATAGAACGAGCAGGTTTAACAAAAATGTCAGCTCTAAATTCATTTCTATCAATCACGTCACCAGTGTTGTTTGTTTCATCGCAAACAACTTTGAAGTCTGTAATACCACGACGACCTTGAACATCTCTTAAGAATGGTTCAACTAGATTTCTAAATTGAGCACGTGTGAATTGATCGTTAAATTCAAACAACTGGAATTTTGCGGCTGTAGCAACTGCTTTTTCCAATACGATAAACAATCTACGAACATTGATTCTATCAAATGCGCTTGGTTTGGCCTGCATTGTTTTGTCGCCAAACAATATAGTCCCTTGACCAGGGAAGGTTACTACAGGGTTGATACCTGCTTTGTATAACGTATCTCTGTCAGTTTTGCCTGGGCTGTATGCCAATTTAACAACATTTCGGATTTGTCCGCGATTGTAACCACTAGGGCTGAACCATGGATCTGCCACGAAATCTGTTCTTGCACATAGACCAGCAACGTCACCATTTAATGGGACCCAACGATATTTGTCGTTATAACGGTCATATTGATATTTCCATCCGGAATCTATTTCAGCATAGCTAGAATTTACAGATATCTGATTATTTCTATAATCCACAACATTAATTGGTTGTTGTGCTGGTGTTACGCCTACAACATCTGATAACTCAGGTGATAGGAATACCATACAATCTTTTCTGTTTTCTGCAAGAGCTACTAAACTACTAACAACTGAAGAATTGCTCCATGGACCTGCAGGAATTAAACTAACATCGTATTGTTCGTCATTGGAGAATAAATCAAATGCGGCAATAACATTACCATTGCTTACGGCGGTTTCTGCGGAAACACCTAGTGATAGAGATGCAGCTACGCCTGTTGATAACGATGTAAATGTTTTACCCGTTGTTGCAGCAGTTCCCCACGCATTAGCGCCAGAAGTCATACCAGTTGGATGATCGATTGACCAAACATATTCTGAAGATGTGTTAATAACATCTTTATAGTAGTTAGAAGACCCATTCGTATTCTTAGCATTTGATGCTTTTGACAAAAATGCGAATTTTTCTAATACTGAGTTGCGTGTACCGCCAGACCACAATCCGTCTTCGTCGATAACAAGAACGTGAACTTCATCATTGGTTGCGCCAACTGAAGTTGCATATGTTGACGTGCTTGGAGCACTATCAAACTGTCCCGTAATATTAGGAGTGACTGCGGTAGTTGTAAATGTATTTGCGTCTACTAAAACAACCTTTAAAGAGTTACCTAGATTACCCGGGTATCTTGCAGCAAATTCACCGCGGCCTGAACCGCCCGCCGAATATGCACCATTTAAAAAGTCATCCTCATTTTTAATTAAAATTGCGGTTGCGCTTGCGTTTGCAATTGCGTTTTTCGCGGATCCTTCGTTTACAACACGAACTAGTTGTAAGTTATTACCGTATGACAAAAAATTAGCTGCAGTGTAGAATGATGTATATGTTTCGTCGGTTGGTCCTCCGAAATATTTTACTAAATTGTTTTCAGAATCGACGGTTGTAACTTGCCCAACAGGTCCCCATTGGAAGGCGCCAGCGAATGCGCCAGCGGAAGTAGCAACAGCAGGCACTATCGCAGATAGATCCTTTTCTTGTACTAGTACGCCAGGTGAAAGCTGAAATGCCATCTTATTCTCCTTAAGATTTTATAGATAGTCCAATATAACTATTGATTACTATTTATTTATAAGTATCTCTTTTTAGACATTTTCTAACCAATTTCTTTTCATTTTTTTCATTTCTGCTTCAGGGTCCTGATTCCACCATAAATCTGAGTCAATAACTTCGGGTTGCGCTCTTTCGGGCATTCCATCGTTGACAATTCCAAACGGTGTAAGATTTTCCTCAATCTGTTTAAATTGATCTTCGTATAATACTTTTCTAAGATTTGTGTCTGTCAAATCTTTAAAGAATGGTTCATTTGTTGCCCAAGAGAATAAGACCAAACACATGACTAAATCGTCATGGTATCCTTCATCTGCTTTATGGGTTCCTCGAACTTCAATAAATGTAGATATTTCCTCAATAATTTCTGCATCATGAATTAATAGCTTTGTACCTTCTACCAAACTCTTAAATGACGTGCATCCTAATCGTTTAACCTGTTTAGTGGTTCTAACTCCAAGAGTCGCCCCATGGGTGAATCCGCCCGACAAGTATTGTCCTGTTTTACTGTTACTTCCAACAAAGAATACA